AATGCGGTATTAAATAAAGTAAAAAAATCATTAGATGGTGTTGCTGGTGCTCAAGTCAAAATGACTAAAGGAGCAAAAGACAACACTAAACAAACAGGATTACATAATGCTATTTTAATGGAAACATCAAGATTAGCTTCTGATGTATCTTATGGTTTTACTGCTGTTGCTAACAACTTAGGTCAGTTAGTTGATTTATTTAAAATGAGTGCCAATTCAGCAGGAGGAGTAACTGGTGCTTTAAGAAACTTAGTTAAAATATCTTCTATATTAATTATAAGTGTGCAGCTTTTAATATCTTTTTTACCTAAGATAATAAAACATTTTAGAGATAAAGCTAAAGCAGCAAGAGCTGTTAAAGACGCTTTAATAGAAGGTACTAATGCAGTACAAGGTCAAGTTAAGTCATTAGAGGTATTTCAAGATTTATTAAACTCTAATAATATAGCGTTAGCAAAAAAAGAAAACTTGATAAAACAAGTTACTAAACAATTCAAGTTAGAGAACTTAGAGCTTGACGAGAACAATCATTTAACAGAGTATTCTAATAATTTAATAAAACAAAAAATACAATTATTAATGCTTGAAGCACAAGCAAACGTGCTTAAAGGGCAAATACAGGAAGAGTTAACTAAAAGAGCTAAACAACTGGCTGAGGTTGAAGAAGACGTTAATGGTAAAATGTCTAAAGCAACTGATTTTGTTGACAGACATACTACAGGGTTGCAAGAAAATGTAAGTGAAGTTGTCAAAAATATAGATGAAAATAAAACATTTATTGGTACAATGTTAAAACAAGTTAGCGGTTTTAATTTTTTATCTGGTGCATATAAAACTGTAAAAGGTTTAGTTAAAGCTTATAGTGATGATGTAAATAGTGCTGAAGCTAAACAATCAAGACAAAACAAAGCACTTAAGGAATCTAATGAAATTATATCAGATAGTGAAGCACGATTAAAACCTATGATAAATGCTTTAAGGGAGGTAATTGTTGAGATTGCAGGTTTAGAATATGGGTTAGGTGAATTTAATAAAACAGTAGAATTAACATTTACAAGTTTTGCTGATTTTGTTGGCAATCAAGATAAGCTTAGAAAAATAACATCAGATTTTAATACTAAACTTATAGACGATGAGTATGACAGACAAAGAAGTCAGCTAGATAATCAAAGAGATTATTATTTGACGTTAGTTGATAATATGGTTGCTGGTGAAACTGTAAAAGAAAAAGCAAGAAACTCTATATTAAAATACTTTTCAAGAGAAAGGGAAAGAATTGGAGAAAAAGAAGAAGAAGATAATAAAAAATTAAGAAACGCATCATTAAAAGATACAGCAAAACATTTAAGTACGGCAGCAGGTTTGTTTGCAGAACATACTGCCGCAAATAAAGCATTAAAAGTTGCTAGTGCGGTTATTGATACTTATGCTGGAGCAAATACAGCTTTAGCTAGCTCCCCACCTCCTTTTAACTTTATACAAGCAGCAGCAGTTATTGCGGCAGGTTTAGCAAATGTAAAAAAGATATTTGCTACAAAAGTACCTAACGATAGATCACAATCTGCTGGAGGTGGAGCAATGAATGTAGAAGCACCAGATTTTAATGTAGTAGGACAGTCAGCTACAAGTCAATTAGTAGGAGCTGTACAAGGTCAATTTGGCGGTGCACTTAAAGCTTATGTTGTTAGTTCAGAAATATCATCAGCTCAAGAATTAGACAGAAAAATAAACACAACATCCGTTATAGGTTAATTATATAAATCAATTTAATATGAAAATAGTAGAACTAATTATAGACGAGGAACAAGAATTCTCAGGAATTGAAGCAATATCTATTGTAGATGAGCCAGCAATAGAAGAAAACTTTATTGCATTATCTAAACAGCACGAAATAAAACTTGCTGAAGTAGATAAAGAAAAAAGAATATTAATGGGTGCTGCTTTAGTGCCAAATAAAAACATTTATAGAAGAAATGGTGAAGATGAGTATTATATATTCTTTAGTGACGAAACAGTAAGAAAAGCATCTGAATTATTCTTAATGAGAGGTAATCAAAATAAATCTACATTAGAACACCAAGCTGAATTATATGGTTTATCTGTTGTTGAATCTTGGATTATAGAAGATGATGTGCATGATAAATCAAGAAAATACAATATGGATTTACCAGTAGGTACTTGGATGGTTTCTATGAAAGTAAATAACGATGAAGTTTGGAATAACTATGTTAAAACTGGTTTAGTAAAAGGGTTTTCTATAGAAGGTTATTTTACAGATAAGATAGCCATGAGTAAAATAGAAGAAATACATAATGAAGAAGAAGCTACAGAAATACTATTAGAAATTGCTAATTCAATATTGGATAACAAGTATGAGTTCGCTACTTATAGTGATTACGGAAGTGGCGTTAGAAACAATGCTAAAAGAGGTATTGAACTAAATAAAAAGGTAAATAACAAATGTGCAACTAGCGTAGGTAAAGTTAGAGCACAACAATTAGCTAGAGGAGAAAAATTATCTGTATCTACAATTAAAAGAATGTATTCTTATTTGTCAAGAGCAGAAACTTACTATGACGCTGGAGATAGTAAAGCTTGCGGAACTATATCTTATTTATTATGGGGAGGTAAATCAGGTTTGGCTTGGTCAAGAGGTAAATTAAGAGAGCTTGGTGAGTTAGATTTAAACGATGATGATCCGTGTCAAGCTGGATATGAGCAAATAGGAATGAAAGATAAAGACGGTAGAAAAGTACCTAATTGTGTACCTAAACAATAATTAAATGGCAAAAAGTAAAGAAACAGTAAGCAATAGTTCTCCAAAGAACAAAAAAAGAGGTTGCCTTTGTAAAAACGGAACATACTCTATAAAGTGTTGTGACGGTACTTTAAGAGCACAAGGTGTTGGCAAAGTATAAAAATGTAACAACCTTTTTATGTGTAGTTAGTTAAGTAATAAATTAATTTAATACTCGAAATTTATGGAAAACACTAAAGCTACATCAATTTTGAACGACATCATGGAAAAACTATCGTTAGTTAAGAAAGATGAAGTAAAAGAAGTTGAGGTTAAGGAAGAAGTAAATCTATCAGAGCAAATTAAAGAAGAAGAACTAAAATCACAAGAACTTACTGAACTTGCCTGTGCTTGCGAAGAAGAGAAAAAAGATTTAGCTTCTGAAGAAGTTGTGTCTGAAGAGTTACAAGAAGAAGCTCCTGTTATAGAGGAAGTTTCTGAAGAAATTGAGATGGATGAAACAAAATACGTTGGAAGAGACGAATTTGAATCTAAAATCTCTGAATTAAAAGGAATGATTGAGGAAATGAAATTAGGTTACAGTGAAGAAAAACTATCTATGGAAAAAGAAATAGAGAAGTTATCTGCTGAACCAGCTTCAGAACCAATATCACACAACCCTGAAGGGGAAGTAAAACAAAACTTTAAATCTTTTGGTCAAAACAGAGTGATGAACACTAGAGATAGAGTAATGAACAGAATTGCTAATTTAAAATAAACTAAAAACTAAAATTAATTAAAAATGGCTACTACTACATCAATTACAAGTACTTACGCTGGCGAATTTGCAGGCAAGTACATTTCTGCTGCTTTATTATCTGGTGTAACACTTGATAGAGGCGGTATTGAAATCAAACCAAATGTAAAGTTCAAAGAGGTGATTAAAAAACTTGCTACTGATTCTAACGTAATCAAAGATGCAACTTGTGATTTCACTGATACTGCAACTATTACATTAACTGAGAGAGTTCTTCAACCAGAAGAATTCCAAGTAAACCTAGAGCTTTGTAAGAAAGATTTCAGATCTGACTGGGAAGCTGTATCTATGGGATACTCTGCTTTTGACAACCTACCTCCAAAATTCTCTGATTACTTAATCGGACACGTTGCAGGTTTAGTTGCAGAAAAAACAGAAAATAACATCTGGAAAGGTGTTAATGCTAATGCTGGTGAATTCGATGGATTTACTACATTATTAGCTGCTGACGGTGACGTTATTGACGTTGCTGCTGCTACAGTAACTTCTTCTAACGTTATTGCACAATTAGGAGCTATCGTTGATGCGATTCCTTCTGCTTTATACGGAAAAGAAGATTTACACATTTATGTATCACAAAACATTGCTAGAGCTTACATTAGAGCACTAGGAGGATTTGGAATATTACAAAATGCTGCTGGATCAGAAAATGTATCTGACATAGGAGCTAACGGTGTTAACGGGCAAGGAACTATGTGGTGGCAAAATGGAGCATTATCTTTTGATGGTGTAAAATTATTTGTTGCTAACGGATTGGCTGATAACAGAGCTGTTGCTGCACAAAAATCTAACTTATTCTTTGGAACTGGTTTATTATCTGACCACAACGAAGTTAAGTTAATCGACATGGCTGACCTAGATGGTTCTCAAAACGTAAGAGTTGTTATGAGATTTACTGCTGGAGTTCAGTACGGAATTGGTTCAGAAATTGTACTATATTCTTAATAAATTAAATTAACCAAAAATTAGGGTAGGTGGGTTATTGCCTACTTACCCTTTTTTTATAAAAAATAATAAAAACTATGAGCTGTGGAATAAACTTAGGTAGAAAAGAACCTTGTAAAGATGTTGTTGGTGGCTTGAGAAATGTTTACTTTATAAATTATGATGATGCTAATAAAGCAATCACCTTTGATTCAACAGATGACACTTTAGTAAAAACTTTAGGTACATCTGCAACAGAAGAAGTAGAAGGACATAAATATGAACTAAAAGGTAACTCATCATTTGAACAAAACATTACGTCTTCGAGAGAAAACGGAACAACGTTCTTTGAACAAACATTAAATTTAACACTACACAAATTGACTAAAGAAGATAATAAAGAATTAAAATTATTAGCTTACGGTCGACCTGTAGTAGTTGTTGAAGATTATAATAGTAATTTATTTGTAATGGGAGTTGAACATGGTGCTGATGTTTCTGGTGGAACAATAGTAACTGGTGCTGCTATGGGAGATTTAAGTGGTTACACACTTACATTAACTGGTATGGAAAAAGCTCCTGCAAATTTTATATTCAAAACTTCAGCAACCGAAACGGTACAAACTACAATAGACAATGCGTTTATTAATGTAATCGTTGGTACTAATTCATAATAACTAAATTTAATTAGGTTAATTAAAGGGGTGCTTCGGTATCCCTTTTTTTATGAAAACAAATTAAGCTTTTGTTGTTATTTATAATATGGTAATATTAACAACATCAACAAACGATCAGAGTTTTAAAGTTATCCCCAGAAGTACACCAAGCTCAGTAACGTTTGAACTAACCGATAAATCTAAAAGAACTACAAGTTCTGTTACAGTATCCGTAAGTAATTCTAATGGATACATGACTATTACAGGTAGCTTCTCTTTAGTAGAAGACAGATTTTATTCATTTGCCGTTAAAGATGGTTCAGCTATAATATATAGAGGTTCTATTTTTTGTACAGATCAAACTAATTTTAATACCTTTGATGTACACTCTGGAGAATATACAACAGAAAACACATACGATAACGATTTTGTAATAATATGAAAAAAGTAAATAAAATGGCAAGAAAAAGATATAATAGTAAACCTTTGCCAAAAGCTGAAAAAGGAAAGATACATATAGTTAATATGTCGTCTTATACACGACCAGAAATTGTAGAACAATACAATAGAGATTGGGTAGAGTATGGAGAAGACA